TAAATATATAAAACAAGATACTACATCATATGAAACTTTCCAAGAAAATATAAAAAATATTGATGATTTCATATCTGAACTTGATAACTATCATAGAAAAGTTACTAAAAATTTAGTTATTAGATTTGTAGATAGTAAAGTTCAAAGTGGAATTGCAAAATATATTGACAGTGAAGATGTGTTACAGATCAATGCTAAAAAAGTGGGTGGAACAAAAGAAGAATATGGAAGTTTAAGATATGTAGTTTTACATGAATTAGGACATAGATTTTTAAGAATGTTTCCTCAGAGATGAGATTATGATGATGATAAGTGAATAACTACTAAATATTCTAGAACTGAGAGTTTGAGTGGTGAAGAAAAATTTGCAGAACTCTTTGCTTTGTCTCATTGAAAAAGAAAATATAGTGAATTTGAAGATCAGATTAAAGCATTTGAGAAGAGATTGGAACTATAGGAGATGATATGAGATTTTATAAATTTTTAAATGAATCTACTTTACAAAGAGAAGATATTATAAATATTCCTTTTTTATCTTATGATTCTAGAATGAGAACAGAAGCAGAGTATTTCTCTTTAGATAAGATAAAGGTAGGAAAAAGTTTTTTTGAATTGCCAGATAAAGAAGCACAATTACATGTATTACTTCATGAAATTGGTCATTATGTTTCAGACATCACACTTAATAAAGGAATCATTTGAGAGTGATCAGATAAGGGTTATTTTGTGGGAGATTTTAATGGTAGAAAAGTAGAAGGTTTGAATGGTCATACAGTACCAGGTGAGTTCGTTTCAGAAGCTTTTGCTGTTTATTTACTTGAACCAGACTTTTTAAGACAATATTATAATGAATTTTTTCAAAGTTTTAGTGAAGAAATTAAAAGTTCTGAATATAAAGAAGCTATTGCTAAAGCAAAAGAAATATTAAAACAATTTCAGTAGGAGATTTTATAAATTTTTAAATGAAATTTTCTAATCTCAAGAAGATAAAGAGCTATAAAATAGAATTTGGTTCTTATACAGAAGTAATTATTAAAAATAAATAGTTGAGAACTAATAAGAAGGAGGGATTAGATTTGAATAAAAAGGTGGTGATTTTAGCATATATAACTTTTCACTAAACTTTAAATAATTATGAGGAAGATATGCAAAAATCATATTCATTAGACACAAATGTCTTATTAGAAAGAGAAGATAGTGTTGAAGTATTAAGAAATGGTAATGAAAATCAAATAAATATACCTATCACAGTTATAAACGAATTAGATGGTTTATTAAAAAATAATAAGAAAAGACATAATGTTATCAAAGTGGTCAAAAATATATTAGAAAATAAAGAAAATATCAATTTTACAGGAAATAGTGATGAAATAATTAATAATGACGATAAAATATTAAAAACTGTACAAGATAATGATATTTTAGTTACAAATGATTTAATTCTACAACTAAAAGCTCATATATGTGGTATTGAATCAGAAGAATTTAAAGCATCACTACCTTTCCAATCAGAGTCAGAAAAATATACTGGTTTTATTAATTGATATGGTGGTGATAAATTTATTAATAATTGCTTTTACTTTAAAGATGGTAAAATATTCTTTAATGAACAAGGAAAGGAGAAATGTTTAGATTTTAATCATGAAGCTTGGAAGGTAGAACCAAAAGATATATATCAAAATGCTGCATTAGAACTTTTAACTAATAAAAATATTCCTTTAGTTTCATTACAAAGTAAAGCAGGTACTGGAAAAAGCTTTTTATCTTTAGCTTCTGCCTTATATATGACATTTCAACAGAAAGTATATGATAAAGTAGTTATTGTTAAATCTGCTAGTGAATCAACTGAATCTTTAGGTTATTTACCTGGCGATGTAAATGAAAAGATGCAACCACATTGAAGACCACTATATAAATTATTACTAAAGCTACATGATATTAGAGAATGTAATAAAATTTGAGAAGATCCTAATAATTCTAAGTCTGATTTTAATCCAAGACATTTAGAATTTATACCAATTAACTTCTTAAGGTCAGACAACATTGACAATTCTTTTGTTATAATTTCAGAAGCACAAAATATAACAAGAGATGAGATGAGAACTATATTAACTAGAATGGGAGAAAATTGTAAGGTTGTAATTGAAGGAGATACTTCTCAAGTAGATAATCCTGCATGTAATCCTGAAAATAACGGATTAAATTGAGTAGTTAAATTATTTAAAAATGATAAAAGATATGGTCATTTAAAGATGCAATGTAAAAGGACCAGAGGTGAAATTTGTGATATGGTTACTTCATATGGTCTATAATAATAGGAGGTTTATATGGAAACTATAATAGGAATTTTGGGTAGTTTAGTATTATTAGGCATACTTTGGCTTATAAAAAAAGGAGCTGATATATTGTATGTCGAATTTATCGAAAAAGTAGAGATCAGAGCAGAGAGATGATTAGAGAAAGCATTTAAAAATTTTGATGAAGAAATAAATGATTATGTAGATAATAAGTTAAATAAAGTTACAGTTATAAACGATATTATAGAATGATTAAATGAAAATGCTTCAGATATTATTAAAGATATGAAATTTAAAAATGAAGAACAATTAGAGAATTGAGTGGTTGCACATTTAGAAGAAGTTATCAATGAAAAGGGAGATAAATTTAAATTTTAAAGGGAGCTATAAATGACTGAGAATTTACTAAAAAAGATTGATGAATATTTAGACGAAGAAGATGTTCATGATAATAGACAAAGTCAATTATATAATACTTGACTTAATATGAAAAAGAGATGTGAATATAAAAATTCTAAAGATTGAAAGAATTATGGTGGCAGAGGAATAAAGATGTGCAAAGAATGAAAAGATAAAGAAAATGGTTTTAAAAATTTTGCTGAATGAGCTAAGAAAAATGGTTATAAAAAAGGAATGAGTATTGATAGAATAGATCCTAATAAAGGGTATAATCCAGATAATTGTAGATGAATTTCTGATTCAAATAAAGGTGAGAAAAGATAATTATTTATGCCAATTAAGTATGACGATACTATAAAAAAACCCGGAATGGAGATTGAATATACTCCTGAAAGGATTAGAGAATTAGAAAATTGTGTTAATAGTGAAAGATATTTTATTGAAAATTATGTTAAGATAATAGATCCAGATAGAGGAAGGACATTTTTTGACCTAAGAGATTATCAAGATGAATTTTTAGATCTCTGTCAAAATAATAGATTTGTAGTAGGTATGATGGCAAGACAGGCTGGAAAGTCTGTCTTGATATCAGCACATGCCTTCTATTATTCCATCTTTAATAATGACAAATTTATTGGAATTTGTAGTAATAAAGAGAAAAGTGCTAAGAATATATTAAGAAAAATTAAATTAATGTATAAAGAATGTCCTCTCTGATTAAAACCGGGTGTAGTAGAATGAAACCAACTTAGTGTGGAATTTGATAATGGAACTAGAATTGAAGTTTCAGCTACTAGCGAAGATAGTTTGAGAGGTAGTACTTGTAATCTCTTAATATTAGATGAGTTTGCATTCGTACCTAAATCTCAAGCAGAAAGTTTTTGATCTTCTAATTATCCTACCTTATCAGCATCTAAAGAATCTAAATTGATTGTGATTAGTTGTGTTGTTGGTAATACTCTTGTTTATACAGATAAAGGAATAAAGAGAATTGATTCATTTGATACTAATTTTTCAAATAATTATAATGTATTAGGTAAAGATAAATTAAGAAGTGGTAAATATTTTGTTAATAGTGGTAAATCAAATACAAAAAAAATAACAACTTCTAATACTTCTTTAGAAGGTTCATTAGATCATAAATTATGAGCTTGTAAGAGTGGTAATTATGATTGATATAAAATGAAAGATTTAGAAGTTGGTGACTATATAGCAATGCAATATGGTATGAACATATGAGGTGATAATGATGAATTAAATTGAGAATCTACAAAAAGAAAACATAAACAAGGTTTAAAATTGAGATTCAATAAAATTACACCTAATTTAGCTTACTTTTTTGGTCTTTATATATCAGAAGGTTATGCTGACAAATATAGAGTTTGTATATCATGTGGTGATGATATTTCAGAAATTTTCAATAAAATTGGCGTTCCTTATAGTAATAGAGATGGTTTACACTATATGATACATTCTTTGTCATTAGTCGAATTATTGGAATATGTTGGTTTTGATATCAATAAAAAAGCACCAGAAAAAGTAATACCAGAAAAATTATTAGAAATGTCAAGAGAAAATATGGTAGCTTTATTGCAAGGAATATTTGATGGAGATGGTTGATCTAGAAAGGATAATGGGTGTGTTGGTATTGGATTAACATCTTTGGAATTATTAGAACAGATAAGAACAATTTTAAATAATTTAGGAATATTAACACATTATCAAGTGAAAAGATCAAATCCAACAAAGAAGTGTAAAGTAAGTTCAACTCAACATAGATTAATGATGTCTAGCAATGAATCAAAAAAATTCTATGATATTATAGGATTTAGATTAGAAAGAAAAGAAAATAAAAAATTCTCACTTCCTTCAAAAGTAAATGAACAAAAATGTAAAGATGTAATTCCTCATATAAAATCTACTATAATGTCAGACAAAGAACAAAGATTATCAATTGAAAAAAAGATAGGAACACATATATATAATAGAGGTAATAATGGTCATTTGTCTAGACCACTATGTTTAAGAATTAAAAATAGTTTAGAAGAAAATGATGAATTGAAAAATTATTTGAACGATATTGTTTCTGAAAATATAAAATGACAAAAAATAAATCAAATAGAAGACAGTGAAAATATTGTATATGATTTTTCTTTACCTCATGACGACAATGATAAATGATGTCACTCAGTTATATATAATAGTATTGTGGGACATCAAACTCCAAATGGAATGTTTAATAAGTTTCATGACATTTTTACAGGTGCTGAGAACGAAACAAATACTTTTAAAAATATTAAGGTTGATTGAAGAAGAGTTCCGGGTAGAGATGAGAACTGAGCAGAACAAGAAAGACAAAATCTTGGTGAAACTACTTTCATGCAGGAGCAAGAATGTGTAGGTGGTGAAACTATTGTTAATATAAACACATGCACAGAAACAGAAGATATTACTATAGAGGATTTATATGTTAGATTATGAAGAAATGAGGAAAAATGTATAGATTTTATTAGAGGTAATAATGACAATAGTTAGTAATAATTTAAATTATACTGTTTTAACACCAGATGGCTATAAACATTTTAGTAATATAAGAAAACAGACAAAAGAAGCAATAAAAATAACTTTTGTAGAAAATATAAATCCAATAGAAGTGACATATAATCATGTATTCTTACAGTGAAATAAAGAAATATTTGCATATCAGCTTAATATAGGTGATTATTTAGATCATACATTATATGAAAAAGTACAAATTGAAAATATAGAAAACGTAGGTAAAATTTCTGTTTATGACTTATTAGATGTGGATGGACACATATATTATACTAATGGTTTAAAAAGTCATAATTGTGAATTTTTAGGTTCATTGAATACTGTAATTGAAAGACATAAATTAGAAGAATTAACTAAAAGTTATAAAAGTCCTGAAACTTACGATTTTAACGGTAAATTGAGAATTTGGGAGAAACCTAAAAAAGATGAATTATATGTGATAGGGTCCGACATAGCGAAGGGAACTGGTGAACACTATTCCACTTGTCAAGTCTTAAAAATTATTAGCACTGATCCTTTTAAAGTTGAACAAGTAGCCACTTTTCAAGACAATTATACAGATGTGTATACCTTTAGTAATATAGTTTATAAGTTAGCTCTTTATTATAATAATGCTTATTTAGTTATTGAAAATAATATTGGTGATACTGTTATTTCACAAATTTGGTGAGAATATGAATATGAAAATCTAATTTGTGAGGGAAGTAAAAGTACACAATTAGGAGTAAGAGCAACTAAAAAATCAAAGTCTAAAGCTGTTTTAGCTATGAAAAAGTTAATAGAAGATAATGATTTGATATTATATGATCTTAATACAATTAATGAACTTACAACATTTATAGACAAAGGAAATAATGTATTTGGAGGAAAAGACTTAGATGATGATCTTGTAGATGCGTTATATTGAGCTTGTTATATAACTGAATTTGATATTTTATCTGAAGGTGAATTGAGAATTAGTGCTGATGATGATATAGAAGAAGGTTGAGGTTTATTAAGTGATATTGGTGATTCGGATGAAGATTTTAGTTGGTTAAATGAGGTTAATTTATAAATATAAATGATGGAAAGTGAAGAAACTATAGAATTGATTTGTTTATTAGAACAAAGTATTAATTTAATGAAAAGTAATAAAGATTTAAATCATGAAAGATGTATTAAAAAATTAGAAGAAGTGAAACATTATTATGAATCAAATTTTCCAATAGAATATAATAAAATAATCAAGGATTAGATATGAAAACTAAAGAAGAATTAAGAGAAAGAATAAGAAGAGATCTTGGTTATCCCTATGTTAAAGTAGAAGTTTCAAATGACCAAATAGATGATTCTATTGATTATGCATCACATAAATATTCAGAATGAGCTACAGGTAATGCTAACGAAGAAGTATTTTTTACAATTCCACTGTCAGCAGGTCAAAGTTATTATGATTTACCTGAAGGTGTTATTGAAATATTAGATTATAGCGAAGAAGCGGGTTATTCTGGTGGAGTTAATCAATTATTTACAGTAGAAAATTATTTATATCAATTAGGTTATATACCACACGATTTAGGGCAAAGTTATGGTAATTTTATATCTTATCATTTAGCATTAGACTTTTTAAGTCAGATGAAAAGATATATGACTAATAGATATACTTATAGATATCATAAGGATTTTAATCAAATACAGGTCATTCCACCTCCTAGTAATACTCTTACTACAGAATTTGTTTTATTAAGAACTTATATGTTGAGAGGTGCTGCACATCCTGATTGAACAAAAGATAAATATTATCAATGATTATATGATCAATCTTGAGTAAGGAAATATGCTAAAGAATTGACCAAAGAAAAATTAGGACATGTGAGAAGAAAATTTAATCAATTTGATAGTATTGGAAATAGTGGTATTAAATTGGATGGAGAACAATTAGTTCAAGAAGCTAAAGAAAAATTAGAAAATTTGGATGAAGAACTCGAAAAAGAATATGTTTTTGAAGGACATGGAGATATACTTATAGGTTAAGAGGATTTTTATGACACTAGAACCATCAGCAAGTCCAAGTTGAGAATTATTAGATCTAAATCAAGAAGAAAATGAATATTTATTATTTGATTCTGTCACATCTGAATTTAATGATATAGCCGGATTTCCAATAGATTATTATATTAAATCAAATCTAGAAAATGCTGACTATTTATATGGTGAAGATCAGAATGAAGAATTCACAGAACCGAGAAGAAGTAAATTAATTTATGAGCCAAGTGAAGAACCAGATATAATTAATGTATTTGGATTCTCATCTGATGATACTTTAACTTATACTCAAATAACAAAGACAATTTTTCAAAGAGATATAAGTAGTGAAGTTCCAAAAGTAGGTGATGTGATTAGAACGTTATGAAATAATAAATTATATGAAATTGTTGAAGTAGGTAGTGAGCAAAAAATATTTCAAGGTAAAAAATTGGTTTGAGAATTCATTATGAAACCTTATAGGCACAGTGAAGAAAGTGATAGTGCAGATGAAATGTTATTTACTACACCTGAAGAAGATGAATTTCCTGATATTAATATTACAACAGAAAGTGAAGAATT